TTTGAGTTTCATTATTCGCTGTGCTTGAATTTAAGTAGTTAATATAAAGGGTTAGATTTCCTCTTTCAGAATCTTCTGGCAAAAGAACTTTGTCTACAACTGCACTTACTCCAGAAGTTTGTCCAATAATTTTAGTTCCAACTAACTGCTGAGCATACGCTGCTACAGGAACTCCTAGATACGTATTTTGTAATTGAATACAATAGTATAACTGAGTATACCCAGTGTTACCAGGAATTACCTTTGCACCCTCTTTAAAAAAGTGCTGACCAAACCTCTCAATCTGATTCTGTAGAATAGATTGTAAAGTAGTTAATTCTCTTGCCTGAACTGGATATCCAGGTTTAAATAGCACCTTATGGTAATCATCTACCGGATCAAAGTCATCAAAATATGGTGCTACATTGAGGTTCGTTTGCTGTGGCATAATTCTTTAGAACTGCAAAATAATTTTGATATCTTCTTTTTGGTTAGATGATCTGGTGATTGAAGGTCTGTTATCAACGTAAATAATATTTCCAGCGTGTTTTTTAACCTCGGGACCTGCAATTCCACTCGTAAATGACTGACCAAGATAATATGTACGATTATTTATTACGGTTGTGATACCAGTAAAGTTTGAATCAATCTCCAAAATAGATCCAGTTGAAGGTGTAATTTGAATATTTCCTCCAGTATCTGGGCTAGAAGTGAATTCTGTTAGATTAAATCCATAAGTTGGGTTTGTAATCCCAACTCCAGCTGATGTAAATCCGAAAGAAGTTTTATCTTGCCAATACTTGAGGACACCTGTTGTTTGATTATAACTAACAACTCTACCAACAGCAGTTGATCCTGTTGCAACAGTTTGAGTAAATGTTGAATCAGCATCAAAGAGAGCAGAACTATATCCAATTCCAGTTAACTTAATGGCACTAAGAACACTTGCTTTATCGGAGGTTAATACATTTCCAGTGGATACCTCTGGATTTTCAATGACACCTACTCTCGCAATTTGATTTCCTGTGATAAAATCTGGGTTTTCATTATCATTTTCAATTCTAGAATATAACAGTACATTATATGCACCCAATTCTCTATAGATATCTGCGCCATGTCCACCTTGAGGGGACATGATAACATCAAATGTTGGAATAGTGGTTCCTGTAGGAACATTGCCACCTACCAGATTTACACTTCCATAACTATAGTTCGATCCTTGGTTTGAAACAGTAACTCCACTAACTTTGGCATCTGCTCCAACTGTTATGGTGCATTCTGCTCCTGATCCATCACCTTCAATAGGAACTCTTGTATATGTTTCGTTAGCAGTTCCGATGCCAACTCCAGCATTAGTTACAGTTACAATTTTAATAGATCCATCTACAGCATTATCTCTTACTGGAGCATTATCACCACTTGTTCCCCAATTAGAAGGAACTGGCATAAAATCTGTAGACTCAAACTTTACAACTTCATTTGCTTTGATAGTATAAAGATATTTCCAAATATATCCATCTCCACTTGATCCTGCAGATCTTGGTTCCAAATCAGTAAATGTTGGTTCATCTAGAGATGGTCTTCCATTAGGATTCTCTGGATCAGTTCCATTTTGAAGACAAATATAAACTCTAAAATCACTATTCAGCACATAATAGAATGCCGAATATAAATTAGTAGCACCGGATACAGATGCAGTGTTGGTAACGCTATAATCATGACGATACATGTCATAGGTTGTACCCGATGTCCAAGTTCTCTTGGGAATGACTTGCCTAACATCAGATGAATTAATTTTTTTCACAGCGATCATTGTGTCCCAATAATCATTCTCCTCGGAGAAATTATCTTTTGGTGCAGGGGGAGATGAATCCCAATCACTTTGATAATCTGATGGATTAGGTAATCCAATAAAAGAATAATATGCGTTGGAACTGGAACTAACTCCAGATACAAAATTTTTCGCATTCAAAATTCTAATTTGATCAGTTATAATTGCAGCCATTTTGTGCCAGTTAAACGGAGTTTTTTTTATTTATCAAATATTAAGTGATGTAGTTCTTGAATTTCAACGGAGCAGATCTTTCTACTCTTGTTGATGTAGTAAGTCCAAGAATACCATTTTCAGTATATGCAGTGTAAGTATTTAACCCTGCTCTTGAAGCAATTGTAATTTTACCCCAACTATAATCACCATATCCAGCGACAGTTGAAGTGGATTGAGTTCCAACACCACTAGTATTAAATTTTGGTTGAGTTACATTAGTAAATACTCTTCTACAAACAGTCGTTCCAATTCCAACGCCAGAAGCATCTAAGCGAATTGTTCTCATGATGTTCTCGGAGTGTGCAACAACATATACATTATCAACAAAGGATTTACCAACGCCCGCAGTCCCACCAGATTGATCGAGTGAAGTAATAGATGTTGTTGCAGATCCAATGTTAGAATTTGAAACAATGAAGAAATCTCCCTGCTCAAGTCCACTTAAAGTCACTGCTGTCCCAACTATAGATTCATCTCTTAATTTAGATTCAAATGGGATATGTAGGTCAAACACAAATTGTGTAGTAAGTCCACTAGTTGTAGTAGTTCCAAATCCAACAATTATTCCAGAGTCACCAGCATAATCTTCAGCCAAGTTCTCTTCCTCACTATAACTTGGTTCACTTATAAGAACGACTGGTGGATTTGTGTTTGTATATCCAGTTCCAGCATTTGTAATTGTGATAGAAGAAATTGTTTCCCCTGCACCAATTACTGGATTTGCTGTTGCTGTTATAAATCCAACAGATGGAGATCCAACAGTAACTGTAGCAGTGCTGTATCCAACACCACCATCAGATAGGACAATAGATGAAATAGTGCCAGTATCACTTACAACAGCAGTTGCTGCTGCTCCAGAAGTCACTATCTGAGATGCAAACTTAAATTTATTCTGGAAGGTTAAAGCGGTATCATTTTCATTCCTTGCGTTAAAGAATGGTCTTAATCTATCAACATAAATTGTCGTAGATCCAATACCAACTGATTTAGTAATGTATGCGTATGGATGAATTTGTGGTTCATAGAGTTCTCTATCCTTTCCTACACGTTTTTCATCAATAATCTTATCTTCAGTTTGTCTACACCACTTAACTCTTCTTGATAAGGTTTCATCTTCAGTATTTCCTGGACCAAAATATGGGAAAGTTTGAACTTGGTCTGTGGAATTAATATTAGATACTGTTCTCGCTTCTTCTTGGAGGTTAGAAGACTGTCCAGCAGCAGCGTCATATCCAAGAGTTAATGTGTCACCTTTCTTAACGGTTTCAATAACTTCTCTAAAGATAACATCTTGATCATCTCCAGTTCCCTTGTAGAAGAGAATCTTGCAAGTATCACCAACCTTAGGTGGTTCTGTAAATTTAATTACACTACCACCTGGGAATTCGTAACCTTTACCTGGTTCCTGAAGAATATCATTGATAGTAACAATGAGAACTTTTTCAACATCAACTTTAGATCCTCTTGGTGATCTAATAGAAATTTGATTACCAGCAAGTGAAAGATTAAATGCTCTGGTTGCTCCATCAAAGAGAACTGATGGAGAATCAAGTGGTTGAAGAACACCAACACTCCATCCAGTAAACTCATCAGAAAATACTTTCTGAACGGTTAATTCAAAGTCTCTAAAATTACTAGTCGTTCCTGTCGTAGGAATTCCAGTAAGACCACCAGTTGGAATTGTAAGAACTTCACCTTCCTTATAGCCAATACCCTTATTATTAACAGAGAAATCAACTATACTAGATCCATTACCAACAACAATATCAACAGTTCCATTTTGCCCAGAATTTGCTGCACCAACATAATTAAGTGGTATATTCGTATATGAAAGTGGATCATCAACAAACAGAGACAGCGGTCTACTTACCTTACCACATCTATTATAGAAGTGAGGACATGTTGAGGTTCCGGTATTTACAACGAACTGGGTGGGAGAAAGAACTGCTATAACTGAGGAACCACCGGATGCGAAGTCATTTCCACTAGCAGACTTATTCTTCTTCCTTGGTGCATTGATAATTGCACCTTGGATTGTTCCGCTGTTCTTATAGAAAGTTGGAACAGTTGATGGACCAGTGTTAACAACAAACTTAGTAGAATTGACAATCTGAATGACTGGAACTCCACAGTATGCAGGGTCAGTTGTTCTTGGATAAATGTGCTCTGATGCTCCATTATCAAGACCACAAGTCATCGCAAGACCTGTCAAAACAACACCCTTTCCAACCTGTAAAAGGTGTGGTGTTGCAGTAGTGATAGTAGTAACGCCAGTCAGATTATTATAATCTACATCTGAGACATTTACTGGTGGTGCATAAGTACAGGTGAATGCGATACCCGACAATTGAATAAACTCACCCTCAGTCAATCCATGAGTAGTGGATGTGGTAACTGTGGTAATTCCTGTGATGGAACTATATCCAACGTTAGTGATTGATTTTGTGGGATAGAACCTTGGAGTAGAATTATTTGTTACAGATATGGCAGTTGAAACGTGTCCATTGATAATGGTCGCAAATCCAACGTGGTATACTGAGGTTTCAACACCGACACTTGTGGATGCAGCACTGACATTAACAAATCCAATTGGGGGATTAGATACA